CTGAATATGCACTTCGATCTCTCCAATATGACAAAGAACACTTCCAAACATTGATTCATAGACCCTCCCTACTATAGGATATTTAACAACTTCAGCGTACCCTTCTAATGTAGGCTTATCTCTGAATATCTGACATACTGTTTCTACTAAGTCTTGAAATACTTTTTCACTACCTGCTTTATCATCTAATGAATAAAACCCGCGAATAAGAAAATCATGGACAACTCTCTCTATAGCATCAGAACCATGAACAAGTCGAGTAAAGCTAGGTCTTGTAATTTCCCAAGTATTTATATGAGAACCTTCTTTGAATAGATCCTTATATGTAGCATAGTCACGTGTATAACGACGATAATCATAAACATTCTCAATATCATCAGTAGCAACTAATAAGGTTTTCACCTCTGTTCGTACAGTAGCTAAACTCATTCTAACTCCTTTTAGTCGTCGCCTTTTATTTAGTCGTCAGGGATGTATTTATGCGACGCCTGACGTTTTGTACTGCTATATCAACGTGACCTATTAGGGTGTGTTAAATAACTCGCCCCATAGGCATATCCTATATCTAAATCGTGTGTTGCTTGAGCACCAGTACGGGTAAGTTTCTTATCTTGTCCTATACCCATATGTTGCCTATAAAACATTTCGTGGCCTTGTGCTAAAGCCATACATTCATCATGCCTACGCTGATAATCTATAACATCAGCTTCTATTGTAGGTTCTTCTATTTGTGTATATTTTGCAGCTAAAGAAGTAAAACAAAAGGAAGCAGCTAAATGACAAACTGCTTCCCAATCAAATTCATTTATTGTACAAACTGTTTCACTTATAGTATGAGGAACTGTGTAAGTATACCTAAAGATGTACCCACTTGCAGGTGTAAACCCGATAAACCTAAGCTTACTATCGTCTTCTGTTTTATAGATTATCCAAGAATTATCATCTACGTACTGTGGCTGTTGCCAGCTATCACTAGATTTAATTGGATATTCTATAGGTGGGAATATAACTGAAAAACCATCTAACCAATCATCTGGTAAATCGAAATCATATTCCGTACCATCAGGAGAATCATCATCTTTAATAATCTCTCTAGGTCTATCTTGATCATATATCTTCTTACCTGAAGTAATCATACGTTCTCTTTCTTCAGCACCAAGGTATTCGGCGTCGTCTTTTAGAAACGTATTCAATAATGATCTAAAGTTCTCTCTAGTTATACTCATTTCAATTCCTTATGCTCTATAAATGTATAATGCAGCACCAGCGGTTATGCTCCTAATGTAAAGTCCATTAGTGAATGAACATCCGATGTTGCCGCCAAAAGTTAACTTATCTGTGTGGCCATATGTTACATCATCTATTGTAGCCTTCCATACTTGTCTTTTATTCAATCCATCAACAACTCTGACTTCATCACCATCACTTTTTGCGTAGAAGAAAAATGCCTTTACATTTATAGGTTGCCCAGGCACTTTTCCAACTGTAGTACATATGATAGGTTGATTATCAATATTAATATCTAACGTCGTAGATGTCGTAGATGTACTTGTTGTAGACGTAGTTGAAGTACTTGTACTTGTCGTACTTGTAGATGTCGTAGTACTTGTCGTAGAAGTAGATGACGTAGTAGAAGTCGATGTCGTAGTACTTGTTGTACTCGTAGATGTTGAAGTAGTTGTACTTGTAGTACTCGTTGAAGTAGTTGTACTTGTAGTCGAAGTACTTGTAGATGTCGTAGATGTAGAAGTACTTGTCGTCGATGTAGATGTCGTAGATGTCGTAGAAGTAGATGTACTTGTCGTAGAAGTAGATGTAGTTGTACCTTCAGTATAAGTCAATGTGACAAATACTTGAGTACTATGAGATGCGTTACCATCATCATTTGTTATAGAAACACCTGCTTCTAACGTCTCAACTTCTAAGTTTGTCCAACCTAACCCTGTATTAGGGTTTAAAGCCCAATCTTCTGTATAATCTGCATAAGCATCTGTGATCGCTTGCTCTGATCCAAGATAATCATTACTATTTGTTCTTATACTTAATTTTATTTTACCGCCTGATGTTATTTCTTTACATCGAGCAGTAACACGAACATTTGTTATAGTGTCTCCTGGTGCATAAGATGAAGGATTTTCTATTGCATATACATCGCATAAATAACCATTGTTTGACGTATATACATAGGTAGTATCTTCATCTGGAGAAACCTCATCAACTTTATCCCAATGATAAGTAGTAGCTGGAAATTGCGAAGTTACACTGGTTTCGTTTCCTGCACCATTTGGTCTAAGGATTTCATTCATATCTTTATCTCCTTATTATCAAATTATGCATTAGTCGGTGTGGCTCCAACCACATACCAGTACGATCCATCACAATAAACTAACACAGCACCATTAGTAGGAACATCAACTGTATCTACTAAAGCGCCTTCTCCAGCAAAACCACCTGTAGCGAATACTTTAAAAGTTCCGCCACCTTTATCAGCACAAAGAAGATCCACCCCTGCTAAAGATGTTTCAGCAGCAGGCAATGTGAGTGTTTTTGAACCACCTGTTTCGGTGAAAAGTCCATACTTTCTCAGTTCAGCAACAGATATAGAATAGTCTGCGGCAGAGGTTAAAACAACTCTCTTAGCCTGAATTCCTTTTTTATATCTTGTTCTACTCATTATTATCTCCTTTTAATTTAAGTATCAAGTTGCGGCAGGTGAAGCTCCGACAACATACCAGTTCGAGCCATCACAATAGCACAATACTGACCCATCAGTAGGAACATCAACTGTATCATAACTTGTACCTGCTCCTGCAAATCCTGCAACAACATATACTTTTAATGCAGTACCACCCTTATCAACTAATATTAAATCAACGCCAGCAATAGATGTTTCAGCAGCAGGAAGTGTAAAAACTTTAGTTGAACCAGTTTGAGTAACTAGCCCATACTTTCTACAATTTGCGGCAGTTATTGTATAGCTGTCTGATTTGGTTAGTTCGAGTTTGGTTGCTTGTATTCCATGTGAAAAACGTGAACGTGACATTTAAACCTCCTTCTACCGTCCTCTCTCCCCTAGGCGATTAAACCTAGGGGTAAAAGAACGCTGTTAATTGTTTTAAGCTACAATTCCAGCAGCAAAAGCTCTATAGTCAGGTAAAACACCACCATACTCATGACGGACTTTATACCTGATTGTATCATACAAGAACACATTACCTACAGTTGGTTGATCTTGAACTATAAGCTCAGGTGCTTCTTTTCCATTTAAGAAACCGACCTCAATAAGATCGACTCCACTCTTTGCACTGAGGTAATAGTTGTTGACATCGCCTTGAAGGTATTGTGAAGCAAATACATCTCCGAAACCTTTCAATGTATTGACACCATTTTCAGCATCTTCAGGATGTAAAGTTGATTGGTTAATAGAATCTGCTGTTCCTTTTAATGCGCGAGGAACCCAACAGATGATATCATCTATTCCAATTATTGATGTGATTTTGAAAATTTGATCGCTAGCTGAAGCAGCAGCGGCCGTAGTTCCTAAAATACCTCTACGGACTGTCAAAGTATCTGTTGCGACAACATCTACTGCCATATACTCACCATATATCTCAATCTTATCACCAGCTTTGAAATACTGTCCTGTTCCAGCAGTAACAGTTACGGTTGTTGTACTATCATTGATATCAGAATCCAACAACGTCATATAACCTCTTTCACCTTGATTATACATCTTAGTGAGAAGTGTATTTAACGCATCAAAACCAAGTGCGGTTGTTGAATAGTTGTTATGTTCAGCAATATACAATGCTACTTGATTAGCTGTGCCAGCGGCATCTGCCCACTTTACACCAGCGTTAATACCAGTTGCAGCCCAATTGATCATTAGATCAAATACAAATTGATTTAATGTCGCATTTGCAGAACGAGATATTTTTGTAGGGATTTGTCTAAGAACATTTAAGTCATCATCTATGATCATTCTACGAGTAAGAGTGACAATTCCACCCTTAGTTCCAACGCCATAGAGTTGCTCGGTATCTTGTGGGAAACCAAGTTCAGGATAAGTTGGAGTTGCTGTATCAACAGGTGTACCTTGTGTAGTTCTTGCGCCAAGGCCTGTAACATCTGGTAATATACCAAATCCTCCCCAACGAATCAATTCATGCATTTTAAAATCTTTGACCGGGACTGTATTAGCTATTTTTCTCCAAAGTTCAGGAAGAGATTTGTACTCTTTCAACATTTTTCTGTTGATAGTGTAACCTAAAGCATAGCTAAAACTGTCTTCAGTAGCTTCTTTCATTCTTGATGGTGCATATCTACCTGTTATAGCAGTGTCACCTGTGAATGCTATATAGGCTTCTTTTAAACTTGTGAAACCATCAAGCTCATTATAGTCTGCTTTTTCTGCTTCATCCGGCTCATATCCAATCATCAAATCAAGAGATGCCTGTAACTTATCTCTTCTTTCTCTACCTATGTGGATATCGATATTACCATCATCTGTTTCGAGATTGATAATAGTACCCTCCTTTGATAAGTCTGCTAATGTTTCTTTTTCGTCTTTGATAGCTTCTTTTAAACTAGCTTCTTCAAATACAGTTTCAGCAAATCTCTTTGTGACTTTCTTTTTTACTGTTTCTGGAAGACCAGAACTTTCTAAAAGTACACTTAATACAGATTTGCATTCACGTATTTTGCTTGTTTTTTCCATCTCGATTATTTTATCTTCAAGAGCAGATATCTTCTTATCAGACTCTTTTGCTTCTCCATCTTCCTCGGCTTTCTTATCTGCTTCGGCTTTTTCGTCAGCAACTTTCTTATCTTCCTCAGCTTTCTTATCTGCTTCGGCTTTTTCGTCAGCGGCTTTCTTATCTGCTTCGGCTTTCTTATCTGCTTCAGATTTTTCGCCTTCCTCTGCTTCTTGCCATAACTTCATTATCTCTTTAGTTTTTTCTTCAGAGATATTTTCAAGGTCTATACCTTCTAAAAGTTCCGGCTTCTTTGCCTTTATAAGGGCAATAGTTTCTTTCAACATCGAGTCCTCCTTGTTGGGGTTAATACTTTCTAACATCGCCAGTAACTTACCGCCAGCGGCAGGATGACTGACTAAATCCACGCTAAAAACTTCATTTATAGCTCCAGCGACCCTTACAGGTCGACCATTAATAAGGGCGTTAGCTTGGGTACCCTCTGCGTTTATAGATAGTCCCAAGAACTGCTTTAAGCCTTTTTGCCAAGATTCTCTTAGCATATCTATCAGCCATTTAGCACTATCGAATACATGGAAAACACCTGTTAAAGCTTCTCCTGTTTTTCCTTCGACAGTAATATTTTCGTATTTAATGCTATCTAAGTAACCAGCTGTTTGACGAGGGAATCCTTCAGGATGCATCTCTTCTATTTGTCCGGGAAGGTGATCGAAGTGTTTACCTTTCCATTCGTAGTAACAAACTTTTGCTTTTTCAAATACATTTTTAGCAGCTTGTAGTACTTTGGAAGGGTAGAATATACCGTTGCGGGATAAGCCTGGTTCTATAATACATACTTTCCACGTCTTGCCTTGCTTATCACTTTCAAGCAAACGCAGAAAGTCGGTTGAGAGAAATCTCACTATTACTCCTAGTCGCAGGCTCTAGGTTGTTCTTTCTTGCTATGTATCTATAACTATCATATTTTTACTATTATGTCAAGTAAAAAGTTTTGCAAACCGTTTTGTTTACTATTGCAACTCTTCTTTCTTTAGTGTAATTAAAGTTGCATTAGCATTG